AAAAAACATGCCAAGTATAGACAAACTATTAAACAAAGTAAACCAAGCAACCAGTGCCGTAAAGTCACTCAAAGGTATCAAAAGTAAATTTGAAGGTCAGAAGTATGAAGGAACATACGATAAAGACATGCTTGCATCACAAAAAGCAAAAGCAGAGAAGTTATTAGACGATAGACGTGCTTCTCTACAAGCAAACCTAAATGCTTCTAATATTGCAAAATCTGTTTCGAAAAAATCACCAGTTTTAAAAGAAAAAGATTTACAATATCCACTAAGTGAAGACTTAGATTCATTTATCATATTTCAAACAAGACCAAGAAAGGCACGTGATGGTAGTAATGCAAGGAATTTATTCAGTGGTGAAGAGACTGCAACTATAGCTTTATATGCACCTGATACTTTATCTTTCGATACTAAAGTGACATATGAACAAGAAAGTGTTGGTGCAAATGCAAGAAATCTTATTGATACTTTTGACGGAGGTGGTAATGGTATACAAGCATTTGGAAGTGGATTAGAAGAAGCCTTCCAAGGTGCATTATCAACTATGTCAAACGCTGCAACTGGTGGTATTAAAAACTTTGTTCAAGGTAAAGCAAAAAACCCTATGGAAGAACAATTCTTTAAAGGTGTTGAATTTAGAAGTCATTCATTTAGTTATGAATTTTATCCTAAGAGTTCTGAGGAAGCAAAGGCTGTAGAAGATATCATATGGACTTTTAAAACTGCAATGTTGCCTGATACTTTTGGTAATGCAGAAGCAGACGGAGCTGCAGAATCATATTTTAATTATCCAAACATTTTTGATATCTATTATGAAGGTGCAATTGCACAACACATGGAAGATTTCTTACCTTGTTATTTAACAGATTGCACTGTATCACATTCAACAAAATTATTTGAAGACGGATATCCAGTATCAACAGAAATGGGTTTAGAATTCACTGAACTAAAAGTTATAACACAAGAAACATTCCAACAAATCACTAAGTCAGAAAAAAGTAAAGATATTGGTGGTGGTCAATCTTCTCTTGCATTAGGAAGAGATAGTTATGAGAAGGTGGAAGGTTCAGGTATTTTTGGAAGTAATGTTGGTGCAGACAAAATTAGAAGCAATGATGGACAATTATCTAGACCTAAACAGCCTGGAGGTAATGGATAATGGCTACACAACTATTTAAAAACTTCCCCGAAATTCAATACACTTTAGATAGTGGTAAAGTAATTACCATAAAAGATTTCTTTAGAAAATCTAAAATAGAACAATCTGCAGTTAACAGTATTATTGATTATGAATACTTAGAGTTAATGGAAGGAGATAGACCTGATGTTGTTGCAACAAAACTTTATGGTGACGGAGATTTACACTGGACTTTCTTCTTAGTTAATAACTGGAATAACTATTACGAGTGGTGGAAAGATAACCAAGAGTTTGAACAATATCTAAACAAGTATTATTCAGGTCAGTATCTAACTGCATACAATAAAACAGATATCGTAGGTGCAAGTAATAAGTTTTTATTAGGTGAAACTGTTTCGTGTTTAAGAGATGGTGTCACAATCGAAGGTGTAGTAAATGAAGTGCAACCTAACTTTGCAAGAATAGGAATTGAGGGTGGAGAATTCAGAGGTGGTGAACAGGTCACTGGTGATGTAAGTGGTCACTCACTAACTATTAAAGACGCAATTAGAAAGTTAGACGGAACTGCATATTATTATAACGGAAACCATAAATCAAATGTTTTCTCTAATGGTATGTTTGAGAAATCAATCTATGATGACGAATGGGAAAGGAACGAAGAGAAAAGAAGTATTAAAGTGATTAAACCTCAATACGTAAGAAGAGTGGTTCGAGAGTTTAATAGAGTAATGAGTGCATAATGTCCACAAAAGGAAATTTTAAAGCTGGTGAATTCAGTATTGAATCACTTGCAATTGTAAATCAAGATAACGAGTCTGTAGATATAACAGACCTCACTATGGGGGTCACGTTATTCGAATCAATCTATAATAAATTTATTACAGGTAATGTAAATGTTTTAGACGGATTGAATCTATTGGGAAACTATAGATTTACTGGACAAGAATACATTCGTATTTCAGTTGCACAAAAAGAAGGTCTTGGTCAAGAACCTGAAAAGAAATATACAATCGATAAAACTTTTAGAATCTATAAAGTTGAAAATATAAAAAGAGCAAAAGAAGCCTCTCAAATGTATCAACTTAGATTTTGTGACCCAAGAATGTTCTTCTGTAGAAAGAAACGTTTAAGTAAAATGTTTAGGGGTTCATATGAAACAATGTTGCAACAAGCATTAATTGAAGATGCAAAAATTAAACCACAAGAGTTTGATTGGTTTGAAGAAACAGAACCAAAAAACTTACAATTCATATGTCCTAACTGGACTGTTTCGAAGTTTATTGATTACGTAGTTAACGAAGCAAACATTGGTGAACAAGCAGAATGGAAGAATGGTATGTTTTTCTTTCAAACACTAAATGGTGGATTTAGATTTAGTTCGATTGACACTATGTTAAAACGTGAGTTCCCAGTTCCATTTTCATACAGACCAAGAAGTGGGGAAGAAACTGAACTCTTAGATTTAAATGCAAAAGGTGGTTTAAACTCTCAGATAAAATCTTTTTACATACCACAACAATTTGATACACTTAGAGGAACAGCTAAAGGTGCATATTCTTCTATGCAGAAAACATATGACCCAATCAGAAAACAAGAGGTTGAGTTTGTATATGATTTAGAGAAGACAATGAAACGTGGTAAACATTTATCAGGTTTCCCTTTAATACGAACAGGTGAAATGGAAAAGTCATTGACAACTGAAAATCAAATTGACCCATTAATATCACCACCAGTGACAGAAGTAGATATTGACTTTGCACCAAACGAATCATACGATAGTAATGTTAGATATGATTTTACAAGTTCACACTTATTTGACAATGAAGATACACTAGGAAATGACGAAGTGTTTCAAGGATACAAGTCAGTTGATAATGCAAGATTAGAAAGACGTGCATTAATGGAAATACTACAACAAAACAGAATTGTAGTGACCATTCCTATGAGAACAGACTTAACAGTGGGTAATGTTATTCAATTAGAAATACCACAACCCGAACCAACAAACAAAGAAGACAAATTAAATGACGGAAGATATCTTATAACTGATTTATCAATCATAATGAGTATACCCAACAAACAAGGTGAAATGCATCTAGAGTGTGTTAAAGAAAGTTTTGCAAATAAGATTGTTGACGTAAAACCATTACAAGAAGTAGAACCTGCGGAAGAAATATAGTGAAACATTTTTTTGGAATAGTAGAAGACAGACATGACCCATTGAAGATAGGAAGGGTTCGTGTTCGTGTCCATGGAATTCATTCAGATAATAAATTAGAATTATCTACACCTGATTTACCATGGGCTCAAGTATTACTTCCAACAACTGCTGCTGGTTTGTCAGGTATAGGAATACAACATGGTTTGGTAGAAGGTGCAACAGTCTTTGGATATTTCAGAGACGAAGCATGTCAAGACCCAATCATATTTGGTGTTGCAACTGGTATACCACAAACTGGTTATAAAGTTGATGCATTCGGAAATGAATTATCAAGAAGTGTTGATAAAGGTTTTAATGACCCACGTAGATTAACAGTTGCAGATTATGAAGGAACACCTGATGCACCGAACCCCGAACAGGATTCAAGACGACCACATGGTCTAACAAGTGCAATCGATACACAACCTAAGTCACCAAAAGAAATAACAATTAATTATGATGCAACAGGTTCAACTATTACAGAGGGAGAAATCACTGAAGATATGCTTCCCTATTACCCATTATACACTGGAGAGTCAGACGTGTCAAGTATTGCACGTGGTGATTCAACTGTAGATAAAAAGATTGAGATAGAAGGACATACATTCCCCGACTCAGTTGCAGAACCAGTATATCCATATAACAAAGTGTATCAATCTGAGTCAGGTCATGTTATAGAGATAGACGATACAGTTGGTAAAGAAAGACTTTCACAATATCATAGGTCAGGAACGTTTCAGGAAGTTCACCCTGATGGAAGTGTAGTGCAACGAATCGTAAATGATAACTTTCAAGTAGTTGCAAAAGACGATAAGATTTATATAGCTGGTAATGCAGACTTAACAGTAGAAAAAGGAAACGTGACAATCAATGTTAACACGGGTAATGTAGATATGAAAGTGTTAAAAGGTAATGTCACCTCAGAGATTACAGAAGGAAATCTAAAAGCAGATATCCTCAAAGGGACAACAGACGTATTATCAGAAGGTAAGATTACAATCACTGGTAATAACACAACAGAAATTATATCAGACACAACAATTACTGGAACACTTACAGTGTCAGACGCAACTACTTTACAATCGACATTAGATGTCAGTGGTAAACAGACAAATTCAAGTAGTATTACTGCAAGTGGAGAAGTCAAAGGTAAGGGTGTCAAACTTTCAACACATACACATACAATTGCCTCAGGTTCTTCTGCTGGAAAGACAAAGAAACCTGATTAGTTTGTATAAATAGTATTATGGTAGACTTAGTAAATAACGGAAAAACAGTTGCAACGAAAGATATCTATGCAGATTTAGATATCTTCTTTCGTAGACACCCAATCACTGGTGACATAGTTAGAAAGACTGATACGGACGCAATCAAAAGGTCTGTTAGAAATATAGTCATGACCAACAAATTTGAAAGACCCTTTAAACCAAACTTTGGTGGTTCAATCAGAAACAAATTATTTGAATTAAATACTGATAGACAACTAAACAGAATGAGAAGGAACCTTGCAAAAGAAATAGAACAATTAGAACCTCGTGTTAATAATGTAAATGTAGTTTTTGGTGAATTAGAAGACTCAAACAATTTAGATGTCACTATTTTTTACAACATTGTAAATGGTGCTCCACAACAAGAGGTTGAAATAACAGTTTCAAGGACACGATAATGGCAGTAAAAAGTTCAAACCTACAGATAACCGATTTAGATTTCGATAACATTGCAGACAACCTTAAGAATTATCTTAAAGGTCAAGAACAATTCAAAGACTATAACTTTGAAGGTTCTAGTATGTCAGTTCTTATCGACTTACTTGCATATGCATCTCACATTGGTGCAGTAAATACTAACATTGCAGCTTCTGAATTATTTTTAGATTCTGCACAAATCAGAAAGAACGTTGTATCACGTGCAAAAGATTTAGGTTTTGTTCCTGCTTCTGAGTCATGTTCTTCTGCATTCATTGATTTAGAAATGAAGAACGTAAGAAATGCAGACGGAACTCAACCAACAACTACAGAGATGCAATTACTTAGAGGAACAAACTTTGTGACTGTCTTTGACGGAAGTTCATATAACTTTGTAGTCACCTCTACTAAAAGACCAGCACAAAATAATTTATCATACAATTATAACAACGTTGAAATTGTTCAAGGAACATATGCACAAGATTCATTTATCTTTGATAACCAAATTGCAAATCCAAAGTTTGTATTATCAAATGAAAGAGTAGACAAATCAAGAATGATAGTAAGTGTCACTTCAAATGGAGTTGCAGAAACTTACACACTTTCAACAGGTATATCAAATATCACAACCGAATCTAAAGTTTATTATGCACAAGAGAACGAAGAAGGATATGTAGAGATTTACTTTGGTGACGGAACACTAGGTAAAGCATTATCAGACGGAGATATTATAGACGTGACTTATATCATAGTTGACGAAGTTCATGCGAATGGTGCAAGTCAATTTGTTCTAAGTGGAACAGTTAATGGTTTCTCAAACTCTCATGTCACTAATGTCACAAAAGCAAGTGGTGGTGCAGAAAAAGAATCAGTCGAATCAATCAAGTTTAAAGCTACGAAGTTTTACACTTCACAAAACAGACTTGTGACACTTAATGACTACAAAGCAAAAGTTCAAGAATACTATCCAAACGCAGATGCAGTTGCAGTGTGGGGTGGTGAAGATAACGACCCACCCGAGTATGGTAAAGTGTTTGTTGCACTTAAACCACAAAACTCAGACTATCTATCAGATACAGAAAAAGAATTAGTCAAATCAAAACTAAATGCATTAAACATGTTAACAGTTAGACCACAAGTAATAGATGCAGAGATAGTTAAAATACTTGTGACTTGTGTATTCAAGTATAACGAGAATGCAACAGACTTATCAATCGGTGAGTTAGAAGCAATCGTAAACTCTGCAATTCAAAAATTCGATACAGACAATTTAAACAACTTTGATGCAATCTTTAGACATTCAAATCTATTAAAATCAGTTGACGATAGTAATACTTCTATTCTATCAAACACATGTAATATTAGATTAAGAAAAAGAAAAGATATCTTAGTTGGTGAAACCAAAGGTTATTCAGTGACTTTTGGTAATGCATTGTATAATCCACATGGTGGACACAATGCAAGTTCAGGTGGTATCACAACCACAACAGGTTTCTATGTCTCAGGTGACTCAGTCAATATTCAATATTTTGACGATGACGGAAATGGTAATCTCAGAAGATATTACCTATCAGGGTCAACTAGGATATATCAGGATAGTGCAGCTGGAACAGTTGACTATGCTTTAGGAAAGATTACAATCAATGCAATTCAGATTACCTCAACAGTTAATACTGATTCATCGATTGACTTCACTGTAGTCCCTTCAGGAAATGACGTAGTTGCAACTAGAGGTAATCTAGTTGACATATCTACTGATGACATTAAGGTGACTGGTGAAGTAGACACCATCGCAAGTGGTGAAAGTAGTGCTGGTGTAGGGTATACTTCTACCTCAACCAGTAATTATTAACGAAATGAAAAAAGTGGTCGGGAGTCCCCCGAGTAGTTTCCCATTTACTTGGATTATAGGAGGAAAAGAAAATGGCAGATAAAAAAATAAGTGCATTAACACAAGTATCTGATACAGATATAGGTGCTGATGATTTACTACACATAGTAGATAACCCAGGCGGAACACCCGTCAACAAAAAAATGACCATTGGTCAGTTATTTGAAAATATCCCTACTCATTTAGCAGTAGACGATATCACTTCATTAACTTCAACTGCGTCAAACCTTGCTTCATCTTTTGCAAGTGAAATCACACTGACAGGTTCAACTGCAGTTGAGTTTACTTTAGATGATGGAACAGACGTTGGTCAGATTAAAGTAATCTACAAGACAGATAGTTCTTCAGCAGCTGCTGAAGTGACAGTATCATCTTGGGGTTATTCTTCAGATACAACAGACCAAATCACTCTTGATGCACAAGGTGAAGCGGTTATTTGTATATGGAATGGTTCGAATTGGTTCCCAATTTCAAACCTAGGTGCAACATTAAGTTAAAATTATGTCTAACGATTTTAAAATAGAAAGACTTACCGATAGGTTAACGAACCTCTTACCTAGTTATATTAAGGAAGAGGCTCCAGTCTTTGAACTATT